ACAAGTGGTTTTTTAGCAGGTGTAGAAACAAGAAAGAATGCAGCAGTAGTTAGGGCTTATAAGGTAGTGTTAGATCAAATGCTACAAGAAACAGTAGCAAAGCTAGATACGTTAGAACCAACTAATGAATAATATATATATAGAAATATCAAAGCTAACAGATCAATTTAGAGCTATGGCTTATGGTATTACTAATGATGAAAACAAAATACACGAAGCTGTGCAGGAGTTGATGCTCTATTTTTTACAAATGAATAAACAAACTCTGTCAGATATATGGGAGAAAGATGGGGTCAATGGAATTTTAAGGTATGGAGCAGTTGCATTAAGAAGGGCGTTAACAAGCAAGAGAAGTAATTTTTATTATAAATATGAAAAGTATTACACACATATTGACAGCACTATTTATTCTACCAATAATACTGACGTGGATAGCTATACAATATCTGGCAATTATCATCATAAAGATATATCAAATTTGCCAAACGAAAAAATAGATCACGAAAGGCTTAATAAGTTAGAAAAGATTGATTGTGTTTTAGACACCTTACATTGGTATGATGCAGAATTGTTTAAGCTATATTACTATGAAGGCAATACACTCGACTCACTTGCAACCAAAACAAAGATTAGCAGGAATAGCTTGTTTAC